TAACGTGGTGCCCATTGCAGCCGTGCTGCAAGTCGGCACTACCGACGGCGTGATCTTTGTGCGCCCAACCATCGAGCAGCAGATTTATTACGGCGAGTTCACCAAGACAAACAGCCAAAGCCCGGCAGTCATCAATACCGCCTACCCGTTGTTATTTACCAACACCGAGATCGCAAACGGCGTCAGCATCGGCGGCACTACTTCGCAAATCATCATCGCCCAGGCTGGTCTCTATAACCTTGCCTGCTCGGTGCAGATCACATCGACCAACTCGTCACAAAAATCCATCTGGGTTTGGTTCCGAAAAAATGGAACCACTAACATTCCAAACTCGGCCCGCGTTGCGTCAACTACACTGAACAATGGCTATTTGGTTGTGACGCTGAACGAGGTTGCATCCCTTTTGGCAGGTGACTTTATCGAAGTGATGTACGCTGCCGATGATACAAACGTCAGCATCGCCACAGTGGCAGCAACAGCATTCGCACCAGCAGCGCCAGCGGTCATTTTTGCCGTTACCCAGACCGAACAATAGGAGCCAATATGACCGTTACCGTCAAAGTCTTAATACCTGCCAAGCAGGCCGAAGCCACCAACACCGTCCAGTACACCGCCGTGAACTGCAAGGCGATCATCGACAAATTCACCGTCACCAACACCAGCGCAGGCAATGTCACATTTAGCGCCAACCTGGTCACAGGCGGAGGCAGCGTAAGCGCAGGCAACCTGATAATTGACACCCGCAGCATTGCCCCCGACGAGACTTACACTTGCCCCGAGTTGGTAGGCCAGGCGCTCGAAGCTGCTGGCGTAATCTCCACCATCGCCAGCGCAGCAACATCACTCACCATCCGCGCATCAGGCCGCGAAATTACTTAAAGGAGAACAGCATGGACAAATTTATGATGATGCCCAAGGGTTTTGTAGGCCTTCCAATGGAGGATGAGTTCATCACCGCAGCCGAGAACAAGAAGAACACCCAGATCGTGATCGATGACTGGATGCTCGGCCCCGAAAAGCCCAGCAACGAGCCCACGGCCAACAAGGTGTATTGGGTTGCGCTTGGCAAGGCCATGCAAGTGGACGAGAAAGAAGCCCGTCGTCGTCGCTGCTCCAACTGCGAATATTATGATAATTCGACCATGACCCAAGCCAAGATGGAGCGCATTTCCCGCAACGACTGGGACACCGACGCAGGATTCCGTGGCTACTGTGACAAATTCGACTTTATCTGCCACGACCTGCGCTCCTGCCAGGCGCAGGAAGAGCGCGAATGCGAGATGGATTGACCAAATGCCAATTTGTGAGAAAATCAAGCCGCTGAGAAAAATGCTACCAGCGGCATCCAAGAAATTGAGGTGTGTTTATGGGACTACTTAGCATTATCGGCGGCGTCGCAGGAACTTATTTCGGTGGCCCTATTGGCGGAGCAATTGGTGCTGGCCTTGGCGGAGCTATCGAAGGCGGCGAAGCAGTAAGCCAAGCGTCAGAAACGCAATCAGCCGCAGCTCAGTCCGGCATTGACGAGCAGCGCCGTCAATTTGACGCCATCACCAAACTACTCGAACCCTACACCAAAGCTGGCCCAGGCGCACTTGCGCAGCAACAAGCATTCCTAGGGCTCCAAGGCCCAGAGGCCGAGCGCGCAGCCATTGAACGCATCAGTGGAGGCGAGACATACAAAGCCCTTGCCCAGCAAGGTGAAGAAGCATTGCTTCAGCGCGCATCGGCAACTGGTGGTCTGCGTGGTGGCAACATCCAGGCGGCACTAGGCCAGTTCAGGCCCGCATTGCTTTCCAGCCTAATCGAGCAGCAATATGGCCGCCTTGGTGGATTGACAGACATTGGCCAGGCATCCGCAGCACGAACTGGCGCATATGGCCAACAAACGGGCGCCAATGTAGCTACCCTACTTGGCCAACAAGGCGCAGCGCAAGCAGGCGGAATTCTTGGCCAGCAAAGCGCATTAAGCGGTGGAATCAATCAAGCCTTTGGGGCAATTCAAGGTGCTGGAGGATTCGGGAAATTGTTTGGCGGCGGAACCACTGGCCAAAGCGGAATGTATGCCGACCCAACATTAATACCAATGCAAGCCGGAGGAGGTTTTTAGATGGAACCAATCAACTATCTGCAACAAGTTGCAGACCCATTTGCTCAATCACTCCAAGGCTACAAAATTGGCGCAGGCATGGCCGATATTGAAGCAAAACGCGCACAAATTGAACAGCAGCAAAAGCAGCAAGAAATGGTCATGCAAGAACGAAATAAGTTCTTTGCAAACCCTAAGCCGACCATGCGCGACGCTTTGAAATTTTCATCAATCCTATCGCCAGAGCAAGCCAAAGCGATTCAGCCATTCATTGAAAACGTAAGCAAAGAAGAACAGCAAAATGTTTTGCGCTTCAATGGGCAGGTTTTATCAGCACTTCAAACCAACCCAACCGCTGGCATTAAATTAATGAGAGACCATGCCGCTGCTGCCCGTCAATCAAACGACGAAGCAGACGCATCCTTGTACGAGCGACTGGCAGATTCCGCAGAAGACCCAACTCAAGGCCCAGGTACGGCATTCAAGGGTTTGACGATGTTCGTTTCCGCATTGCCTGGTGCAAAGGAAATGTTCGAGAACATCGACAAAACGCAGGAATCAATGAGGAAGCAAGACCTGGCCGCACCTGCATTGCGCAAAGCTATTGCCGACGCTGATAAATCAGTAGCCGACGCCACCACGGCCCAGGCTACCGCTACCAATGCGGCAGACAAGGCAAAGGCAGATGCACAAAAAGCAGCAGCAGATGCGCAACAAGCACAGGTAAAAGCGCAGTACGCTGAAAAGGTCGAACTTGCCAACTTGGAAAAAGCAGGATGGGACGTTAAGAACCTGAAAAGCCAGATCACTGATCGTTCTGCACGCTTGGGCTTAGAGCAGAAAACCACAATTGCCAATGTTGCGGAAAAGATGGCGACCATTCAAAACAAACTGAATGAAATCCCAGCCGATTCCCGCAAGCTCATCAACGAGGCGGCAACACTGGCGGCCACGTCCAAACAATCCGCAAACCAGATGAACGATCTGGCCAAGCGCATTGAAGACTTGGGCGGCTATGGCGCAGCATCACGACTTGGAGAATTCGCCAAGAAAACTATTGGTGCTGAAGGTTACGAAACCGGATTGCGTCAAGAATACACACGCCTGCGCAATCAAGCAGGCATTAAATCTTTGCCACCAGGCCCGGCCACCGACAAAGACATTGCACTGGCTTTGAAAGGTTTTCCAGAGGACACCGCCAACTCAAAAAGCATTGCATCCTTCCTGCGCGGCATGGCCAAGCTGCAAGAAATTGACGCAGCCTCCAACAATGCAAAAACCGACTGGCTTGCCCAAAACAATGGCGCATTGACCCGTGCAGGCAAGACATTCATTGCAGGCGACTACACAGTAAAGCCAGGCGAGACGTTTAACGACTTCAATTCTCGCGTGGTGTCTGATGTATCAAAACGCTATCGCTCACCCGAGCAAATGGCCGAAGATAAACGCGCGGAAACTATGGCGAAAATCCCAACCACCGGAACACCAGCAGCAGCGCCAGTGGTAAATGTCCGCGCGCAAGCTGACGCAATCCTGAGCGGAGGTCGCTAAATGGCAACAGCCGACGAATACGCAGCTTGGATCGTCAAGAATTCCGCCAAGCGCGGAACGCCTGAGTTCGACACCGTGGCGCAGGCCTACCAGCTCGCCAAGTCAGAAGAGACGCAAGCAGCGCAGCCACAGGCACCAGCACCAGAGCCAACCGTCGGCCAGCAGCTCGTTGGCGCTGGAGAAACCGCCCTAGCTCTGGGAACAGGCGCAACTGGTGGACTAGTTGGAACCATTTACGGAGCAGGCACAGGCTTGGCCCAGCAAATCCTTTCCGGAGACTTTGGCACGCCAGAAGCAGTGCGCGCCGTAGAAGCATCCGCAGCAAAAGGCGCCCAGGCGCTAACCTACCAGCCGCGCGGTCAAGTCGGGCAAGAAATGACTCAAACTGTTGGCCAGATTGCGGGTAACGTGCTGCCACCAGTCATGCCCATGATCGCAGCCCCTGGAGCGCTCATGCAGGCCGCACGTAACGTGGCCCCCACCGTAGGCGCAGCAGGCCAAATCGGGCAAGCAGCAACTCGACGTGCAGCAACCGCAACAGGCCAGGCCATCGCCAAGCCCGTCCAGATGGCCACAACGGCCGTGCGCGAGACTTTGGGCATGGAAGTGGCGCCTACCCCAGCAACAGCAGTCGGCGGGCGTATTTCAGCCGGTGCGGCAGCCACCCCAGAGGCATTGCGTCGCGTCACCACCGCCGAAGGCTTGCCCGTTCCGGTCACGCTCACAAAAGGTGCGGCCACCCGCGAAGCACAGCAACTGGCCTTTGAGAAAGAGCAGATCAAAAGCGATCTGGGCGGCCCCCTGCGCCAGCGTGCCGAGGAAAACAACCTGCAAGCCTTGCAGAACTTTGACGCCCTGGTCGAAATGACCGACGCCCAGCTCTCAGACTTATCAAGCACGGGCGGCGCGGTCGTTAAAACCTTGACCGAAGGTCTTACAGCAGCCAAGAACAAGACCCGCAGCGCCTACAAAGCAGCCGAAAAGGCTGGCGAGCTAGAAAATAATGTCACCCTTACTTCGGTGGTGGACTACATCAACGAGAACATCCCAGAGGGCGATCTGGCCCCGGTACTCAAGGCAGCACGCGCAAAAGCTGTTGCAGTTGG